TCAGTTTGCCGGTACGGCCACTTCGACGCGGCGTGGCCGTTCGCCATCCCGGCCTGGAATGAGCACCACGACAACGCATACTTCCTTGCCGTTCTGCACAACGGACGTGGCGCGCGCAAGGGTGCCGCCTTGCGAGTCCGCGACCTGTTGGCCGACAGACGAACAATCCGCGGCTTGGGCGCTGCCGGCCCCAAGGACGCCAGCGACCGATATAAGGCCCGCAAGGGGCAGGGAGAAAATCAGGTGTTTCATCATGGCGTTATTAGTATCGCTTGGTGTCTGAACGATGCATGAACAGTTGGGATGCAAAGGGCAGGATTGCCACTACGTCACGCCTTTTAACACTATATTTCTTTACGTGAAATGAGCGACGTCGCACTTATGCGGCCAAATAGCGCTGCGATTCCGCTGAGCGCGGTCATGAACTGTACGATGGTTGCGGTGAGCTCGGCCGGTTGGACATGCTCAACGGAAATGTTGAAGAAGCCCGAGCAGGACAGCAAAACCGTAACGATCGATGCCCAGATCGTCTTCGAAAGGTACCAGGGTTTTTCATTGGTCATAATCAAATCCCTTTTAAAAATGGCTTTATTTCAATAGTTTATGGCGAATTGCCAAATGAGCCTGCCGGCTGGGTCCCGTGACGGCCGAAATCATCGCGACGTAGAAGTCAAAGTCTGCATCAGGATTGCCCAAGTCGTCCCGGCGCTGTTGCAAGCCATAAAACCAGCTCGGACCAGCAACCTCCGCGGAACGCACCACGCGCTCGCCAAGGCGAATCTCGATGCGGTAGGCCTCTCGTTCCTCGCCGAGTGGTATGTCGGCGGCAAGCCAACTATCCGCATCGATTCGGCCGCGCCTGATCCAGCGGAAGCGCAAATCGCCATTGGCCTCAAGGCTTGTTTGCAGGTGCACCGGCTCAAGCGGTTGCAGAGCGCGCAGGCCAGCCGTCGCCGCGACGGTCGAATAGAATTGGTCGGTAAATTCCTCGCCGGACGCTCCGATGCGCCAATTCAGGGTAAGCCCCGCCTCCTGCGGTTTCAGTCCGATCGGCGCGACGGCACGGTCGAGAAGGATCAATGTCGTACCCGCCGGCCTTGCTTCACGCGCTTCCCGCTCTGTTCCGCATTGCCCACGCAACAGCCCGGACAGCCGCCAGCGATCGCTCTCAACCTCTTCCGCGTTCTGACACTGCAGCATTTCCCAATGGCCGTCTGCGGTCGCCAGCAAAGCAGTGTTGCCGCCGTTGAGCATTTGCGAAAGGGTAATTGACCGCAATTCGCTGGAGTGGAGATGAACTTCGAGGAATTGCCCGTAGATGAGCCGCCCGCTTGTGTCACGGCCGGCGAGAGGAACAGTCAGTTCGCCCATTGTGGCCTGGTCTGCCAGCTTCGTCCGGGCTTCGAAGCCCGACATTTCCGGTGACGCGTAGGCGCTGACCCCACGCCAGGGCTTGGCGAGAGCCGCAATCCGGAATTGATCCGCAGGCTTTTCAATCCCAGGCCACATCGGCAGATCGATGAGTTCGAAATGCGGCTTCCCGACAATCATGACGCTACCGGCAACGGTGGCCGCAGGAAGGTCTGCCTTGGCGGGGTAGTGGACGTGGCGCGACATCGCCCTCGCGGCAACGCGGCGTGTTCCGCCATCCTCGATGGAGGTGACCACGAAAACCGATGCGGCATTCTCGCCGGGGAGCCTGATCTTGTCGCCGGGTTTCAGCGCCGCGTGCTTCCAAGGGAGTTCGCACACGAGCGAACGGCGTGCGGCTCGGCGCGCTTGCAGCCGCTCCTCGGCCAGCGAAACGGCCTGTCCCTCATCGATCATTCCTGCAAGGGTGAGGTTTTCCGTTCCTTTGCCATCGGGCCGTTCGGCGAAGGCCACTGCCCCCTGAAAGTCGAGCAAGGGGTCGCGATAGGCAATTTCGACGCGCGACGGCTGATCCATCAACTCGTCCAACCGCCATTTGACCGGGCCGGAATCCTCCTGTTCCACTAACTCGTCGATGAGAGCCGCCTCGCCGCTGAGCCGCGAACTGCTTCTGAAGATCAGCCGCCCGCCATCCTCGAAGGCGTCGATCCCGAAAAGCGTCAACAACGGCTCGATCGCCGCCCGCACGCTTGTGGGCTCATCGATGACGTAGCCGCTGACGAAGCCGTCGACGGCGCTTGTGTCGAAATTTGTCGCCCCAAAATCGCGGAGGATCGCCGAGAGGAGCTCGTCCAGCGCCACGCCGGAGAGCCGTCCGTTCAGCCAGTGACCGGTGGTCCAGTTGCCTCCGTCTGCCCATAGCTTGCGATTGAGCGGGAACTCCGGAAACGGTCGCGTGTCCCAGGCCCAGACATAGAGGCGCTCCTTGTCCAGCATCTGGCCACCGCCGCCCGCAATCCAATGACTGAAGTGCGCGCGCAAATAGCGGTTCTGGGCAAGATCATTGCGCCCGTGGTCCGAGAAATAGGGAAATGCGCCTTCAGAAGATTTCATGTCCGGAAAGACATTCGGCTGGTTCGGCCCCTTGTCGGCCGCCGGACATCCAAGCTCCGTAAGCCAGACCGGCTTCATCATCGGCCGCCAGGCGGTCGGCGTGGCGCTTTCAACCCCGCCGATGCGGTTGAAATGCAGGTTCTGGCACCAGCTCGGAATGTCCTTGTAGCGGTAGATCCATGGCTTGCCTCGCCCATCGGTGATCGGCGTCCGCTTTCGCGTCGTCCGGTCGGCGCTGGATGCATAGTACCAATCAAACCCTTCACCGGAGCAATCTGCGATCGCAAGGCGGCGACGTCGTAAGGTGCCGCGAAACCGTCCGGCCCTGGCACGCTATAGTCCTCGTCGCGCCAATCGCTGAGCGGCATATAATTATCTATGCCAACGGCATTGATGTCGGGATGCGCCCAAAGAGGGTCGAGATGGAAATAGACATCGCCGGACCCGTCCTGCGGATGGTGGCCGAAATACTCGGTCCAGTCGGCGGCATAGGTCAGTTTGCAGCCGGCGCCGACCACCTGACGGACATCGGAAGCAAGTAGGCGCAGCCCGTCGACAAAGGGAAAGCCGTTCGACTGGTCCCTGACGATGGTCAGTCCGCACAATTCCGAGCCGATGAGGAAGGCGTCGACACCGCCCGCCAGTTGAGCGAGATGCGCCATGTGCAATATCATGCGGCGATAACCCCAGTCGTCTGCATCTCCCTTGAACTCAACCTGCCCCTTCTTGACGCTGAAGTCTTTTGCCTTGCCGAGAAATGCCGCGATCTGAGCCGCCGCGTTGGCCGTCCGATTGGCGGTGGCGGGCCGCAACGGCGCCGGGTGGCAGGTTATGCGGCCCCGCCACGGAAAGGTCGCTTGACCGCTACCCCCGTAGGGATCGGGCAGTTGGTTACTGTCCAGAATATCAAGCATGATGAAGGGGTAAAGCGTCACCCCGAGCCCCCTCGCCTTCGCATCCATAATCGCGGCGATCACGCTCGCATCGGACGGCGTGCCGCCGTAGGCCGCGCCCTCAGCAGTCCGCGAGATCAAATGAGCATCGGATCGAGCGATGCCGCCGGCGTACCAGGGTTTGCTTTCGCCACGCGCCTTGCGCTCCATCACGCCCGGCTTGATCCGGCACTCACCGGCGCGTAGGTCCGTCCCGAACCACGGGACCACGATCGCGACATGCTTCAGCGAGGGGCAAAGCGCCTGTAGCTCGTCCATCGAGGCCTGCCAGTCGCTCTGTGCGCGCAGGCAATTGCGATTGAGCGATCGCGTCTCGCCCTTGCTCGGCTCGTCTGTCACAGGTTGCGGCGATAATCCGAACTCGGTCGCGCCAGGTATCAAAGCGACTGCCGGCAGATCACGAGCGGCAGCACCGACAGCGCGAACCACCTCAAACTGGAATTGCGGAATACGCCCGCCAAACTCATCGACAGGCATGCGCTCGAAGACCACATAGGCCGTGCCGCGATAGGCGGGGGCATTGCCGGCTCCCTGCTTGGCTTCGATCAAGGGATCGGACGGCTGGGTCTCGCTGCCCTTGTACACCCGCATCGTGCATTTCGTCTGGTCGAATTCCTTGCCGTCGGCCCACATGCGGCGGATCAGACTGATCTCGCCATTGGCCACAGCGATGGCAAAATTGGCAAAATACGAATATTCGGTGACTTTCGGCCCGCCCTTGGAGCCGCGCCGATCGCTCTTGACCTCTTCGAAACGCGTCGCCCAGACCAATGTGCCAGGCAAACGCGCGGTTCCGTAGAGACGCGGCAGCCCGGCACCTTCTTCTGCAAGGGTCGGCCGCATCGACGACATCCGGCCCGTTTCGACGCGCTCGCCAAACAGGGCCTGATCGATGAGATAGCCACCGAGCGAGGCGGCCGCGGTCCCGATTGCGGCTGCCACCGTACCCTGGCCCAGCAGCCATCCCGCCGCAGTTGTCAGAACAATTGTTGCCATCTAATTGGATCTTTCAGCAATCTGCTGCCGGTTCAGGAAATGCGAAGGCTCCGGCAACCCGGCGGCGCCATTGCGGCACAAGGGCCGATTCCAGTACCGCATGTCCTTCATAGGCGTGAATGAAGCGCTCAGGACCGGCCAGGATACCGAGATGCTTCGCAGCGACATTGTCTCGCCAGCGAAAGACGAGCAGATCGCCGGTGCCTGCTTCGCAAGGCGGCTTTTCGATCATGTGCCGCTGCGCGGCTTCAAGCAGCGGATCGCCACCGCCCGCCTCTGCCCAATCCGCCGAATAGGGTGAGACCTGTTGCGGCTCGCTGCCATATAGCGCACGCCAGATGCCGCGTACGAGGCCCAGGCAGTCGCATCCGACCTGGCAACGTGATCCCGCATGGCGGTAGGGTGTGCCGATCCAGCGGCGCGCTTCGGCAACAGCAAGGTCAGCAGCCGTCATGGTACCAACGGCCCGCCATCAAAATTGCCCTTGCCGTCGGCGTAATTGTAGGCGGCATCGTTGCCCGGCAGATGCGGGAAGCCGCGAAAGTTGACGCTGTTGCCAAACTTCGCCTTACATTGGGCAAAACTCTTGTCGCATCCCGGCAAAAGTTCGAACCGATCGCCGACCTTCGGATCCGGAAACTGCGCGTCGCGCAGGCCGAGCCGTATTCCGCCGCCATATTGCCCGCTGCTTAGAGCAACATTTGACGTGCCGTTCATCCAAGTGAGCGCTCCATTGTCAAACCACTGGCCAGTCGGCGGCTGCAAACCCGAGACCACGATTTCGCGATCGGATAAAATCTGGATCACCACGCCGGCCTGTTTAGCCGCACCGTAGCCGCAACGACGGTCTCCGAGTTGGGCGTCGCATCGACGAGTGACGCGCCTGCCGCTGATCTTATCGAGGTCGGCGGCACTGCTTTTCAGTTCCGCCACGAAACGCCCGCCTGAGCGGGTAATCGCGCCAATACGCGAACTTCGCAGAAGGGTGCACTGGTCGGGAGCATTCCAGTTGACGAGCCAGGTTTCTACCACCGCCAGATCGAATGCCCCGCGTTCGATGTCCGCAACAGCGATGCTCAGAGACGAAAGCGCGCCCTCCACTTCCGCGCTGTCGACGCTGAGCCCCAATGAGGTCGTTGCCTCGCTGCCGCTGAGGCCCGTCTGGGGCTCGCAGGCAACGCCCGCGACGGAGAGTGTCCGGTCGTGATCTGTAAAGCCGAAGACTGCTGCGTCACGTCGGCGGATAATCCAGCAGAAACAATGGGTTGTAACCTCACCTGCAAGATGTGATTCCAGCAATGGCGAAAGTTGCGTCATGCCTTCACCTCAATGATCGGTATGGACGGAATTTCGCCCGCCTTGAATGATCTAAGGCTGATCGCCAGCCGATCCGTATCGAAGCGAGCCGGCACGTCGAAGCCGAAACCGGCGGTGATGCTTGCTCCCGCAGGCGGGACCTTTCCCTGCTGGAAACTGACGCGTCCGCTCATAGTATCGACGGCGAAATCGCCGCTACTTCGCTCTACCCCATTGACCGCCACGCGTACGCTGCCGGGCTCTGGCTTGGTGATGGGCCTCGCATATTCACCGTATCGCTTGGTCAACTGGAATATGGCGTTAACGCCATCGCCATGCCCAAGCCACTGATCGGCAGGAGAAACCGACTGTCCAGACTTGCATGACAAATGATCGAAAGGATCGCGGAACCGGAAAGCGTAGAGCGAGCCGCGGCGCGCCTCGAAGAATGTCATTACGCTCTCGAGATCGGCGAGCGACCGAATGCCGGTGCCCGCATCATAGTGACGCCGCGATTGGGCCCAGCGAGCATTGCGCTGTTCGAGACCGGAGGTCAGCGGAACGATCTCATTGCGCCATTCGGGGCCGCCGGTCGCGCCGAACGACACGCCGGTTGGAAAACGCACGTCATGGAAACCAGTCATGGTTGACCGCCTTTAAAGGGTTCGCGCCCCGCGTTGAACCGCACGCGCCAGCATGCCGGTCATCTGCGCTTCCGATTTGCGGAAGGAGGCGGCATCCGGCGTCGTCACGTTGAAGGTGACATGGAGGGGTGCGCCGCCACCCTGGGATACGACACCAAGCTTGCCGTCGGCACCGCGCGCCAGCGGCATGATCGCCTCGGCGCCGGCTTCGCCCATCAATCCCAATGCACCGCCATCGTTGAAGTAAGTAGGACTGTTGACGACGCCGCCCTTCGCATGCGGCTTTGCCCCCTGGAGACCGTTGAACAGCCCTTCAAACCAGCCGGACGCCATTTTCTGCAAGGGTGCAAGACCGGCGCCGAGGGCCATGTTGGCAAGGCTCATTCCGAGGTTGCGCAAGACATCCTCAAAACTCCTGCCGCTGACGGCCGCACCCTTCAGCGCGTCGCTTATGGTGCGACCGAATTGCTTCGACCTCGCTTCAAGGTTGGTGAGAACACTTTCGACGGACTTTCCATCGGCCGTAATTTTCAGCGGCACGGCAAATTCTTCGGTGGCCATTCATTGCTCCACATCATCGGGAAACATGCGCACAATTTGTTCAATTTCGGATCGTGTGGGTGCCAGGAGCGCGCGCGGCCGCGCGAAGGCGGCGTTGAGCTCGCGCAAGGTCATGGCCCAGAACGCCGATGGCGTGAGCCGCAGCAGGCCCAATCCCGCCTTCATGATGGCGTCCCATGGAAAGGCGTCGACCGGCTGATCTGCTGCGGCTTTCAAGGGTTTGGCGGCGCTTGCTCCGATTTTGAATCACCGAAGGTCGCGCTCAGCAGTTCGCTCACGATGGTTGCAAAGCCGGCGGCTGCGCCCTCCGTGCGCATCAGAGCCACTGCCTCTGGCCCTACGTCGTTCCCGCCGCCTCTAAGTCCAGCAGCGATGATCTTTATGAGATCGCCGGCAGAAAGCGCGCCGCCGGCAAACCGTCTCAGCAATGCGCCAAGATCCTGCGCCCCGTAGGCGTCCTCGAGTTCGGCAAGGGCACCAAGCGTCAGGCAAAGCGTGAAGTCGCGTCCGTCGAGATTGGCGCTGATCTCACCACGGCGGCGGTTAGGCATGGGCCGCCTCCGTGAATTCTACCGGACCCGCGGATTCCAGCGCGATCTCGAAGGTCACCTCGCCGTCATGCGCCCCGCCATATTCCAGCGCCATGATCTGGAACAGTCCGCGCAGGATGCCGAAATCCGGCAGGACGACCTGCCAATTGGCGATGGTGCCGTCGAAGAAGGCCTGGCGGATAAGCGCGTCGGATTGTGCATCCTTGAACAGCCCGGAGCCGCCGATCGAGGCGCGCTGCACACCGCTTCCGCCGAGCAGTTCGCGCCAGCGGCCGATGGCGTCGGCATCCGTCACGTCGACGGCTTCGGCGTTGAAGGCGATGCGCTTGGAGCGCATGCCGGCAACGGTCATATAGCTGCCGGCGGCGTTGGCGATCTTCAACAGAATGTCTTTACCTCTTTGGGCACCCATCTCGTGTCCTTTCTTATGGCTGTTCTTCGGTGACGGCGCGGTAGCGGAGCACACCGAGGTAGCCGTCTCGATTGTCTTCGGGCCGCGCCAACAACGATTGCGGAATCAGGTTGATCAGCCGGTGGCCGGTGAGCGTCAGTTGCGTCCCGGTCAAAAGCCGATCGATTGCATGCATGATCTGCATCACGGATTTGCGGCCGCTCGCCCGATCCCAGACATTCAGCGTGAAGATATGTTCGCTGCCACGCTCGCTCGCCGTGCTCCAGTCGTAAGTCGTCGAGGCGCCAAGCGTCACATAGGGAAATTCCGCCTGCGCCGGCACGCGGTCGTAGACACGGGTATTGATCAAGCTTTTCAGCGACGGATCCGCCTTCAAGAGTGTTAGAACCGCCTTCTGGAGTTCCAGTCCGGCGCTTGTCATCGCTTCGGCTCCGGCATGGGCTGGCTTGAGACGCGCACCGGTGTCTCAGGCTTCGGTGCTGCGATTTCCTTCTCGGATAAAGCGATAGCTTGCCAGCGCAGGGTCCTTATGAGATCGGCGACCGTCAGCTCCATGGTGATTTTCATTGAACCTCCTCGCGCACGCGGCAGACAAGATAGCGGCCGCTCTCATCCGGATCGTGCAGTGTCAAAATCTGGAAAATGCGGTTGCCTTTGCGCAGGCGCATGGCGCTCGTGATATCGCGGCGCATGCGCAGGGTTATGCGATGCGTCGCCTCGGGAAGCGCCTGTTCGCCCAGCCAGCGCACCCCTGCGTCTATGGGCTCGACCTGCGCCCAAAGCGTGCCGATTTCGGTCCAGGCGACGACAAGGCTGCCGGCATCGTCCATGTCGTACCGGGGCTCCTCCAGCGACAGTTCCTGCGACAATCTTCCAGGATCGATGAACAGCGTCGGCATCAAAGGGATATCCTGCGCCAAAGGCCGACCGTCCGCTCGAAGGCTGGCGGATAGGAGACTGGCTGCTGCGAGACATCGAAGACGCCGCGAAACTCATACCAGTGCGCGACAAGGGTCATGATAGCGTGGCGCAAGGCATCGGGGACGTCCGTGCCTGCCTCCCCGAAACCGGCCTCGAAATCGATCTCGAGGCCGGAGAGCGCCGCATGGCTCGGTGCAGCAAGGTAAAGCCGCGCTGGACGGGTCGAACCGTTCAAGTGAATAGAGTCTTGTGCAAGAGCGACCGGCGTCCCGTCGTCCTGGTATGCTGTGACCGAAACAATGGAGCGCAGGGGATATTTGGCAATCTTGATCAAGCCATGCCTCGGCCAGCGATCGGCATAAAGTCGCCAGGTCTGGGTGACGAGCGCAAGACCGGTCTGTTGCTCCAGCGTTTCGCGCGCCGCCTTGATCAGACCAATCAGGAGCGCGTCCTCGCTGCCATTGTCGAGACGCAAAAACTGGCGCAGTTCCGCCAGCGTCACCGGCTCGAGCGCCGGCGCCGTCAAAATTGCAAGAGTCATGGAAGTGTCCTGATTGGAATGGGTTTTTGGTGCCACACGGCACTCTTCCGCGCGGGACAGAGTGCCGCCGTGCCGGGTTCCTTATGAGACCGCGAACTTCAGCAGCTTGATCGCTGCAAAATCCTGGACCCCGCCGCCGACGCGCTTGGTCGTATAGAAAAGCACGTAGGGCTTGGCTGAGTAAGGATCGCGGAGCACACGCACGCCCATGCGATCCACGACCAGATAACCGCGCGCGAAATCGCCAAAGGCGATGGCAAAGCCGCTGCTGGAGATATCCGGCATGTCCTCGGCCTCAGTCAAACCAAAGCCGAGCAGAGACGCCTGCTGGCCCGGTGCGGCAGGCGGTACCCAGAGATAGTTGCCGTCATTATCCTTGAGCTTGCGCACTTCCGCCTGCGTCTTGCGGTTCATCACCCAATTCGCATTCTGGCGATAGCCGGCCTTTATCGAATAGATCGTATCGAGAAGAATGTCGGAGGCGGCAGTTGCCGGAAACTTCGCGGCGACGCCAGTCGCGAGGAAGCCGATCTTGCCCCAGGCCCAGGCATTTTCCGCCACCGTGTCGTAGTTCAGAAACCCGCGCGGCTTGTTGACGCCGTCGCCGGAGACGAATGCCTTGCCCTCCTGCTCGGCAAAGGCGGTTTCCACCTCCGCCGAGATCCACTGTTCGACGTCGACCGCGCCATCGTCGAGCAGCGATGCAGTCGCCGCCGGCATGGCGTAGAGTTCCATGGTCGGGAACTGTAGCTCTGCCAGCTTGGAGGCATCGGTCTGCGGCCTCGCATCGGTTTCGCCAACCCAGCCTACTGCCGGCCCCTTGATCGAGAAAGGCTTCTTCAGCAGCGAGCTCGAAACTTGCCGCACCGAGGCAAGGTTGCGGATTGGCGAGATTGCGGCCAGCCGTGTGCCGATCTCGCGTTCCATCTCCGGGGGCACGAGGTAGCCACCATCGGCGGCGGTGCCTATCGACAGCGCCTTGGCTTCGATCGGGCGCAGACCGCTTTCGTCGCCGCGCCGGACATAGTTGTCAAAAGCCGTCTTGTGCTCGAGCGAGACCAAAGGGTCAAAACCGCCATCGAGGTGGGGACGTTCCCGCTTCAGCAGCATGTGGTCGATGACCCGCTTTTGCTCGTCAAGCGTGTCATTGATGCGGTCGAGCTTTTCATTCGTCAGCACGTCCGTTCCGCCCCGGCGCTCGATTTCCGCAAGCCGGTACTCGTTGGTGCTTTTATACTCGTCGAACGAACGCATGAACGCATCGAAGGAATCGTCCACGCTGCTCGCGTTTTTCGTCTCAAGATCAGGCATTGATGTCTGTTGCGTCATCGTTTTTCCTTTGGTCATTGAAATGGCGTTGCGGCTCTGATGTATCTGGCAGCGGCACGAAGCTTGGCTGAGAGGCGCTCCGCTTCGGTATGTGCCTGCCGGGCGAGGCTCTTCACTTGGCCAACGCGAGCCGAGGGCAGCATCGGGAATGTCACCACCGAGATCTCCCAGAGATCGGCTTCCTGGATATGGCGGATGCCGGCCCTGCCGGATCTGGCGCGCACCGTTCGAAACCCGATCGAAAGGCCATCGATCGCCCCCGTTCGCATCAGTTCGAGGATTTCCCCGGCACGGGCGACTCCCTTGGTCAGCCGGCCCTCTACATAAAGACCGCGGCTGTCTTCCCTTATCTCGGTCCATACCCCTATCGGCTGGTTGGGATCATGCTGCCAGAGCATGCGGATGCCGAGCGCGCCGCGTTCGCGTACGGATTTGGCAAAGGCGCCGGGTTCTATGGCGTCCTTGCCTAGATCGACCTCGCCAAAGAGGCTGGCGTAACCGGAGAAGCTGCCATCGGGCGTAACCTTTTCGATGGAAAGCCCGGCAAATTTCTTCTCGATCACTGGAGATATCGCTTTAGCGCGCATCCGCGATATCCTTTTTGTTTCCATTGCTTGCGTTACAATGCGGAGTTTTCGATTCACCCGTGCGGGCGGCAAGCCGCGCAAACAGGCCGAGCGCCGTCCAGGCCGCGAGACTTGCGGCCGTTGCGCCCATCAGCATCAGTTCGCCGTCACCGAGCTGACCGCGAATATCGAGCTCCACCGCGATCTTGACGCCTGCGGCACCGCCGAAAGCGAGCCCGCAGACAATACCGACGATAAAGCGGATCGCAGCTTCGCTCTTGTCCTTCGGCAACATGTAGGCAAGCGAAACAGCCGATCCTGCTACCGCGCCGACCGCTTTTGCCGCGAGTATCCAAGCGGCGTCCGACCAATGTGTCATAGTCAATCTCCCGAAGTTTTCTGCGTGTAGCCGACAGCCTCGCGCTTTTCCTCGTCGCTGAGGAACGGCGCCGCCGCGATGCGCTGCCAGAGGGCGTCGCGCTCCTGCGCCAATCCGTCGACGCGGTCGAGATCAGGTTCGAGCCTGAATTTTCCGCCATAGGCGGGGCCGAGCCAATTGCTGAAAGCCTTCGCCGTTCGCACCACCAGCGGGATAACGCTGAGGCGATAGAATGCACGGTTGGCTTCCGAATAATTGGCGTAGGTGTTGTCGCCCGGAATGCCCAGCAACATCGGCGGGATGCCGAAGGCGAGCGCTATGTCGCGGCTTGCCGTATTCTTGGCGGCGACAAAGTCCATGTCGCGTGGCGACAGACCCATCGACTTCCAGTCGAGTCCGCCCTCAAGCAGGAGCGGGCGCCCCGCCTTGGCGGCGCCCGTATAACCTTCTTCAAGCTCGGCCTTCAGACGGTCGAACTGCTCTTCGCTAAGATGGCTCGTTTCGCCCGGCGCATAGACGAGAGCGCCTGACGGGCACGCCGAGTTGTCAAGCAACGCCTTGTTCCAGGTCGCTGAAGCATTATGGATGTCGAGCGCCATCGACGCCGCTTCGAGCGGCGCAAAGCCGTAATGATCATCGAGCGGGTGGAACAACTTTAAATGCAGGCTGCGGCCTTCGCCGAGCGGCACCGTCCGCTTCTGCACGCCGGCACCATAGGTGAGCGCCGTCGGCCAGCCGCGATCGTCCGCGACGATACGCACGCGGTCGGGTCTGAGAAGATAGAGTTCGCTCGCGCCGCTGCCGCTCTCCACCCGCTCCACATAGGCATTGCCCGACAGAAGGAGGTGACCATAGAGCTCTTCGAAAAGGCTCGACCCATCCATCCCGCGATGCGGATCGGCGAGAAGCTGGAGGGCGGGATGGCGGCTGTCTTCAGCATCGCCTTCATAGAGCAGCCAGGGGATCGAACTTGCAGCTTCGGCGAGATGGCGTACGCAGCGATAGACGACAGCGTTGCGCATGAAGCCTTGCCGCGACAGCCCGCAATAGCCGCTCTGCGACCAACGCGCTTCGCGCTCGAGCTGCAGTGCCACCAGGCCCGGCGCGGATTTACGCTGGAGATGCGGGTTCTCGTTCGCGGCGCCGCGGCGCCACGGCCATTGAATTGCCATTTGACTATTGCTCTCCGTCTGACGGATTGAATTGAGGCAGTCGCCGTTAGGCCACGACGCGCACGCGCGGACTGCCGTCGCGGCGACGAAACAGATCGCCCAGCGCCCAGACGAGGGCGTCCACACGATCGGGCGAACGGCCGCTGGATAGACCGGAGGCGGTGAAATCGCACATCTCGTCCTCCAATTGCCGGAACCGCCCGGCGTGACGCACCCTGCCCTGTTGGTAGAGCGCGGCGATCGGTTCGGCGCGCAAAGCCTTGCCGCGATTGGCCCGTACGGAACGGACCGGCACCGCAGCATCCTCGGCTGCGATAACCGCCGCGACCATATCGCCACCCTGGTTGACCTCGGCGATGATGAGGCTTGGCCGGGGCAAGGCTCGCATCGGCCAGTACCCAGGCGATACCCGCGCCATCGAGCCCTGCGGCGACGATCCCGCATGCGTCCGACTTCTTGTTCGCGCTTGCCGGCGGATCGATAGCCACAACGATGCGCTTCAGATCCGGCACATCAGGACAGTGGATCTTCTCCAGCAATGGGCGCGACCACAGGGCGTCGGGGTTGTCCTCGATCAGTTCACCATCAAGTTCCTGTCGGCCGAGACGCGTTCCGCCATAGAGTTCGCTGACATGATCGATAAAGCCCGGGGCGAGGTTCGCCGCATTCTCTTCGGTTCGCATGCGCCAGACCGGAATTGCCGGATCGGCGATCATGGCTTTCAGGAGCGGCAAGGGACGCGGCGTCGTCGTAATAACCTGACGCGGCTTGGTGCCGAGCCGCAATCCGAATTGCAGCATGTCCCAGCTCTCCTGCAGATTGCGCCATTTCGCCAGTTCGTCACACCAGGCGGCGCCGAATTGCGGGCCGCGCAGGCTGTCCGGATCCTCCGAGGAGAACATCGAGGCAGTCGCGCCATTGGCCCAGAGAAGCCGGCGGCGGCTTGCTTCGAAGCGCGGACGTTCGGTGCGGGACACCGCCATGATCCCCGAAGGTCCGTCGATCATGATTTCGCGCACGTCGGCAAGCGTTTCGCCGACAAGTGCGATATTGCCGGATTTGACCGTGGAAAAGGGCGGAAGTGCGTGAACCATGCCGTTGACCCATTCTGCACCCATCCGTGTCTTGCCGGAGCCGCGCCCGCCGAATATCAGCCATGCGTGCCATTCACCGCGTGGCGGCTGTTGTGCATCGCGCCCCCGGATCATCCATTCCCGGACCGCGGCTCTCGACTCCCGTTCGTTCAGATTGGATCTGGACCAATTCTCTTGCCCGCATTTCCGCAAGTTCATCGATCCTCTCGTCAATGCGCATCAGGACGTTGCGCAATTCGTCGGTGCTGA